AAGGAACTCTTCAAAGGCAATCTGAGCAGCTCCGCCGTAAGCAGTAGGTGTAACTTCTAATGTACGTCCATCAAGCTTGAAGACTTCATATCTACCAGCAAGACCAACTTTAGTAACAAACTGTTTTGCTCTACGTCTAGAAGCTTCACTTATCTTCTGATAGAAAACAGGTTGAACTCCTTGTGGGAAGGTACGAACATCAGCGAATTGACCATATTCAGCTAAAACCTTTGGAGGAAGAACCTCTGTAAGCTGAATTTCAATTAATTCAAAAATTGTATCTTTATTACGTCTATAAAGAGCCGGTGTAGCAGCAAGCTCTTTAAGCTCTTGTCTAAATGTACTCTCTAAAGCATTAGCAGAAAGCGTTTCTTCTCCAAAAGAGAATGTTAAAGAAGGATTAACAGACGCTTTAGCTGTAGCTTTAGCTAATTCGATTAAACTTTTTCTTTCTAAAGCCATTATAGTTTTCCTCCTTAACTAATTCTCTGAATCTTAACACCAGGTGAAACAGCATCTGGCATTGTATAAACTTTACCAACTTGCCATACAGGATTATTTACTCCAATATCAGCTGTTGTTGCAGCTTGTAAATAACCTGTTGCAGGATTAACTTTAAGTAAATCACCAACATCAAGGCTAAGTCCAGCAACTGTGGAATTTTCACTTGTGTTAGCACCAAAAGTATTTGTTGTATATATATCACCAATTTCAGTTCTTAAAAGACGAGGAACCATTTCTCCGCCCATGAAATCAGTTTTCTTCATAGCATAGTCTTTAAGACCTTGCTTTCTTTCATCATAGAGCTTGATTTCATTCATGACAAGCATCCATTCACCTTTACCAGTTAAATTACACTCTCCAGCAGCATAATCATATTTTAAAAACATACCATTTTCAAGAATATTTAAAGCAGTTGAAGCTGGAAGTTGTGCATAAATCTGGCCATTAGTCTGAGCAGAAAGGTGATTAGGTTCGACTTGTCCGAAACCTTTTCTACTGATCTGTTTAGCTGCCATTATAGCAATCCTCCTTAATTATTTTCAATCATTATCTATATTATTCTTAACAGCCTTTACCCAATCAGGTAAATTTGAGTCGTCTTCTGAATAACTAAAAGTTGTAACAACTTCTTCTTTATTAGTTTCAATTTCTTCCTAATTTTCTGAATTGAAATTGACCTTTTTCTCAAAACAAATAACAGCAAGTTTTGCTTTAATTTCTTCTAATGAATATTTTGTTTTATTTTCAATAACATCTTTTTTATCTTCTTCAGATAACATATAAAATTCATTAATTAAAGCATCTTTCTTTTCATTCTCAACTTGATTTTTGAACTCAACAAGAGATTCATATTCAGTTTTTAATTGTTCATATTGAGTTGAAAGTTCATTATATTGCTGTTCTAATAAAGAGTATTTCTTTTCATCGTCGTCATCATCTTTATCATCTTTATCTTCTTCTTGAGAATCTTCTTTATTCTAATCCTATTTCTATTCTTCTTCCTTATCTTTAAATTCTACCTCAGGCTCTTCTTGATTCTATTCTGCCTGCTCAAAAGTTTCAGTAGGATTTTCTAAAGATTCTTCAGTTTGGAAAGATTCATCAACGACTGGTTCAGAAGGTTCAACATTTTCCTGTGTTGCTTCAAATTCATCAACAGGAAGTTTAGCTTCTTGTTCCATTGTATATCCTCCTTTTAGAGCATCCTGTAAATCTTTCATCATTGAGAATAATGTTTTTTTAAAATTATCATCAATGGTTTTACTAAAATTAGCACTTACAATAGGTTTAGTAACAGAAGCACCTTCAAAACAAGGCTCTGTATCATCACCTAAAATGCAAAGTTTTGTAAATACTGCATCATTGATTATAAAAAATTCCATATTATTTTTAACATTTGTTGCCCAATGACCATCTAAACTATTTTCATCTAATTCCATTGATTGAGGTTTACCTTCATCTATAACAGATTGAACTTCTTCAAATTGACCTGTCCATAAATATCCAGTAGTCATAAGATACTCTCTCTATATCTCATTTCCAAAATCATCTGAGTCGTTAAATTTTTGGAACCAGACTTTAGCATCGGGAGCAACAAAACCATATGGCTTTGTTAAAACATTAAAATGAATACCTTCATCATCCCAGATCATCTGTTCTCCATGATCTGTGAAATCTTCCTTATTTTCTTTATAATAACCAACGATAGGAGCACCACGAAGTGTTTTAGCCATCTCCGTAGCAACTTCTTTTGAGATATAACTACGATTTCTATTCTCTCCCACGTATAATACTTTAATCTCACAAGATGACATTAAAGGATTAACATCAAGAGGTTGTAAGTTTATAAACTCAGGAGAACTTATCGTAGCAATAGACTGATGTGGCAATGCCATGATTATCTCCTTTCATTACATACTCTATCTATTTTGTATTGTTTTTTCTGATTTCTAATTATCTGGTTTTTCTGGGCGGCCGGTCTAACCGGCACCGTTTCCTGAATTATCATTGCCATTTCCTTCCTTACCGGTAACGTTACGCCTTCCCGCGAGTGCTTCCGCGTTCATTGTACTACTCATCATCGGTGGGATAAATACACGAACTAAATCAAGAATATCATTCTCAAAGTATGCATTAGCTAAAATAGAACTTTGAGTTTGTCCAAGTGCTACCTGAGGTAACATTTTAGAAAATCCAACTTGCATTTGTTCTTTATATAACTTAGAAACCTCTTTATAATTATAGATAGTAGTATTTAAGAATTGTGCTTTATAATAACATTTCTTTGGAGACTTATTAAAAGGCTATAATAATAAATTTAAAAATGACTCAAATTGCAATAATAAATCATACATAGAAGATTCATCATTTAATATAGAATTATTTAAAGCAGTATTACTATCACTATTGAACTGCATTTGTGAAACACCTGCTTCATTGAATACAGTTCTTTCTACCTTTTCTAACTAGTCTATATTAGATTGATTACCTTTATCTGACATATCTGCAACATCAACATCTGCAAAAGTAGTAAGAATATCTATTCCTATTGCTTTTCCAAGCATTTTTACTGCATTATTATGTAACTGCTGTGCTTCATCTATGTCAAAAACTAAATCTCCATTTTTATCTAAAGGCATTTTTTGAATAATAATTTTCAAAAGTTTTTGAGCCATTCTTTTCTTATCTAAATCTTGAGCAGCATCTAAATCAATTATATAAGGAATAACTGATAAAAAAGGTGGATAATCATTGTCATTTAAATTAAATTTTACTGTACAACGATAATCTAATAAATACCAACTTCCAGAATCTCCTTGAAAAGCTTTTGGTAATTTACCTTTCTTATATAATTCATATCCTTTTTTAAACTCTTTAGGAAATAAATTTAATACTCTAATTCTTTCCTAAGTATCTTTATAATACTTATCAAAAAATCTCATATCAAATTCAACCGCAGGACGATTATTTTTCTAAAGTCTAGATCTGCAATAATTAGGTAACAACTATTGAACTACTACTTTATTATTTCGTGAAATCAAATAACCATAAAAGCAACCATTTCTAATTACTTTTAAAGCTATTTTTCCACAAAATCTTTTTACTTCAAATTCATCTAAAAATTTTAAAATCTTAAAAAAATTAGTAAACTGTTTCTTTCTAACTTTTTCATTAGCTGCCTAATCTTCTGTTGAATCATATAATCCTGCATTAGTATCTAATAAACCCACACACTATTCAATATATGGTGTTACAAACCAATCATATTTATATAAATATGCCATATAACGACATAATCTACTATAAATACCACTAATTTTATAAAAATAATTTGAAATTGATCTCATCTATTCCAAATCACCGTTATTCATAGCCCTAAGAACATTTTCTTTTGTTCCTAGTCTTGGATTTACTTTATTTACAGTACCATATGTAACAACAGCATCATCCAAAGTTTTTAATCCAACTTTAATTTTATTAAAGTCAGTAGGAGTATATCTCTCGTCGGTGTCAGTGGCTAAGGTCATATTAAAACCTTTTTCTTTTATTCTTGCCATTCTATCTTTCATAAGACACCTCTTAAAATTAATAACCTGCCAATTTCATAATATAATCATATGTAATTATATCTTCATCCCAATAAGGAATTAATATTAAAGTAATATTATGTTTAGCACAATACTCTCTTTTTTTCATATCAAAAAATTGTTGCTTTTTTAATCCTGTCATTCCACCAAATTTAGGTTTGGGTTGATAATGTTGAATACCTTGATATTCTATCAAAAAATCAATTTCTCCATCATCATCAAAAACAGCAAAGTCAAAACGCAGAGGATGACCACTAGAACTAACTAAATCTTTAAAACTATACTATTCTTGAAAATTTAATCCTGCCTACTTTAAAATATCTTCTATTTTTATCTATCCATAAGAAGCTCTCATAGTCTCTCTCCTTTTCTTAACTAATACTATTTTAAAAAAAGCAAATATTTTTTTATTTATTTTGTCCTTTTAAGTAAAAAACATTAAATCTCCAATGTTAAAACCTTTTCTTTTCTTTTTTCGATCCTATTCTTGTTTTACATAATATAACCCATAAATAAAAGCAGAAAATTTATCCTTGTTAATACTACGAGAAGATTGTTTTAAGATGATATT